GTGAAGGTACCGCGCAAGGTGAACTTATCTACGTTTACGACAGTAGTAACGTAGGATCAGGAAAGACATATAAGAAACTGTATATTGGTCACCCAGACGGCACAGGAGACGCTCCTATCCCCATCGGTGGTGAATACTATACAGACCTTCTACCTGCGAACACAGCGCTGCATGGTACGCTGATTGCGAACCAAGCGATTGTTGTAGACGCAAACAAGAAGATTGATGAACTGCGAGCAGACAATATTCAGATTGCTGTAAGTGGTTCTAATGAGATTGACACAGAGAGTGGCAATTTAACACTTGACTCGGCTGGTGGTGTTGTCATCATCGACGATCAAGCGACTATCAACGATGGATTGAGAGTCGAAGGTGATCAGACTTATCTGAATACAGCTCTCCAAGTTTCTGGCATCTCCACTTTAAGTGGTGAGGTGATGTTCAATACTGGAATGATTCCAGATACGGACAAAGGAGCTTATATTGGCACTGTTGGTAGAGCGTTCTCTAACGCTTATATCAATGATATTACAATTGGCGCAGCAAATACAACAGTCATCACTACAAGAGCAGGTCAACTGTTCCTGACTGCTTATGAAAACTTAGTTGTTATTGATGATGATCTGACCGTTACTGGTCTGACCAGTTTTGCAAGTGGCGCAACCATGACTGGTGTGGCTACCATCACAGGTCAGTTGGAAGTAGATGATATCATCATCAATGATAATGTCATTGCAACTAAGAACACAACCGGAATCTTGTACCTGGATCCACATCCTGGTGCTCTGAGTGCTGACGGTATTGTTGTCATCAAGGGTGACTTGCAGGTTGATGGTTCTACGGTTTCTGAGAACGCAACCACAGTTACCGTTAATGATCCTGTTATCAGGCTGGGTGATACAACAACAGAGAAAACTGTTGAGACTGAAGTTGCTCTTGGCACTACTTCTATCACTTTTGATAATGTTGTAGGTGTCAATACAGATGACGTTGTAAGTGCTGCTGGTATTGTCACTAATACCGCTGTTTACTCTGTAAACCCAGCAACTAATGTTGTTATAATCGATACACCAACTGATGCAATCGTTGCTGCTGGTGCAACTGTAACCTTTGCACAAGGTAGAGCAGACACAGCAGACAGAGGTATTGAATTTGAATTTATTTCTGCTGGTGTAGGAACAACCGCTGTAACAAGTCGTGGTTACTTCGGTGCTGTTGCTGATGAAAGTGGTGGCACGATTAGCACGACTTCACTTTGGGCCTACATTCCTAACGCAGAAGTAACAGGTAACAGCTTTACTGGCGTCAGAGGTTTCCTGGATATCGCAGGTCTCTACTATCAACCTGATGGTGAGAATCCTTACGATGGACCCAACGGTGTTGCATACTTCGATAGCACAGGATTGGTCAAATCTGGTGTTGCTACAGATAGTGGCATTTCGACTTCCAACTACGTCTTGACTACCGGTACTGACGGCATTCCCATCTGGACTGATACGCTTGATGCTGGTACATTCTAAGAGAGGTGAAGAATGGCAAAGCCAACAACAAAACAAGAGTTAATTGATTATTCTCTTAGACAACTCGGTGCTCCCGTATTAGAGATCAACGTCGCTGATGAACAACTGGATGACATCGTTGATGATGCCATTCAGTTCTTCAACGAAAGACATTACAATGGTGTTGAGAGAGCTTATCTCAAGTACATTGTAAGTCAAGACGATATTGATAGGGGTAGAGCAGGTGGTCCTGGAGCGGCTGGTATTACAACTCATACCGCTTCGGCAACCATCGCTGGAATCTCTTCCACTTTTTCTTACTACGAAAATGGAAACTTCTTACAAGTTCCAGATGCAGTTCAGAGTGTCGTAAGAGTATTCAAGTTTGATGCCAGCGTAATTAACTCTGGTATGTTCAGTATCAAATATCAATTATTCCTGAACGATCTCTATTACTTCAATAGTGTTGAACTTCTTCAGTATTCTATGGTGAAGTCATACATTGCAGATATTGATCATCTTTTGACACCAGATCGTCACTTGAGATTCAATGTTCGTCAGAGTAGACTCTATTTGGACATGGATTGGGCTGCTGCAACCGCTGGAACATACATTGTTCTCGATTGCTACAGAGCAGTAGATCCGGCTGAATTTAGTAAAATATATAATGATAGTTGGTTAAAGAGATACGTCACTCAACTGATCAAGCGTCAGTGGGGTCAGAATCTTATCAAGTTCCAAGGAGTCAAACTGCCTGGCGGTATCGAACTCAATGGGCGTCAACTATATGACGATGCAGTGGCTGAGATTAATGCTCTCATGAGCGAGTTCCAGTCTACATACGAACTTCCACCCATGGATGAAATTGGATAATGGCACTGAACCCGTTCTTTCTTCAGGGAACTGCGAATGAGCAGTTCTTAGTACAGGACCTCATTAATGAGCAACTGAAGATCTATGGCGTCGATGTATATTACCTTCCCAGAAAAATTGTAGACCAGACGGACATCCTGAAAGAGATTTCAATGTCCAAGTTTGATGATAACTTTATCATCGAAGCGTATGTAAATAATTTTGAGGGATATGGTAGGAACTCTGATATTCTTACAAAGTTTGGTCTGAAGTCTACAAATGAAGTTTCTCTCACTCTCTCTAAAGAGAGGTTTGATAACTTCATTGGAGAGTTCTTAGAGACTGGATCTGATAGCGAATACATCATTGACGGCCGTCCTAGAGAGGGTGATTTGATCTTCTTCCCACTGGGAGAAAGACTATTTGAAATCAAACATGTTGAGTTTGAGAATCCTTTCTATCAACTAGGAAAGAACTATATCTACGAACTGTCTTGCGAACTCTTTGAGTACGAAGACGAGATCATGGATACCAGCATCGAGTCTATTCAAACCGCGATGGACGATGTTGGTTATATTACAAGAATTGTTGTGAATGGTATTGGTCAAACTGCAGGAGCGGCCGCTGAAGCTGATGCTGTAACGACTGGTCAGGTCATTCAAATTCTCGTTACTAATGATGGAACTGGATATACTGAAGCACCAACTATTCAGATTGCTGCACCAGAAACTGGTAGTAGAGCAACTGCCGTTGGTGTTATTACAGAGATAGGTGGTCAGAATGCACTTGGAGAGATTCTGATTCAGAATACTGGTTTTGGATATACCCAGGCTCCAGCAGTTCTAATTACTGGCGGTGGTCCAAACGCTACTGGTGCGGCCGCTACAACAATCCTTGGTGATACTGCTATTAGAACTGTTGGTGTTGGCACATCTGTTGGTTCTGGATATATAACTATTCCAGATGTCACTGTAGGAGATCCAAATACTGCATATGCAGGATTCACGACTGCACAGTTGGTAGCTATCAAGAATCCCCTTACAACTGGTATTGGTTCTGTCTTTATGCGACATGCTGGTATTGGATATACATCAGCTCCAACAGTTACATTTGCTCTACCCAATATCCTTGTTGGTGTTGGAACAACAATTGCTTTCGGATCTCAGAGTGGAGCGTATGAAGTTGATGAACTTATCACTGGAAGTATCAGCGGAAACACAGCGAGAGTTAGATCTCATGACATTGATACTGACGTGGTTAGAGTTGTGGTAAATAGTGGTGGGTTTACACCTGGAGAAATTCTCACAGGATCCTCTTCCACTGCTAGATATGCCGTTCAATCCTATAGTGATGACAACGTTGAATCTACAGGCACAGGTGCAGACTTCTTCGACAATGATACTTTTGAATCAGAAGCCGATGCAATTCTCGACTTTACTGAGTCCAACCCATTTGGTGAATACTAATGTTAGGAAAATACTATTACCATGAAGTCATAAGAAAGACGATTATCGCTTTCGGTACTGTCTTCAATAACGTCCATATCAGGCACAACGATGCTGATGGTACAGAAAGTGATTTGAAAGTCGCTATTGCATATGGACCTGTACAAAAATTTCTTGCCAGACTTGAGCAACAACCAAAGTTAAACAAAACGGTTGGTCTCACTCTGCCTCGCATGTCTTTTGAGATGACTGGTATCAGTTATGATGCCTCCAGAAAGACAGCGATCACACAAACCTTCAAGGCTATTGATAGCACAGATAGCAACTTGAAAAAAGTGTATATGCCAGTTCCATATACGCTCACTTTTGAACTTAACATCCTGGCAAAACTAAATGATGATTGTCTGCAAATCATCGAACAGATTCTGCCTTATTTTCAACCATCGTTCAATGTAACGATTGATCTTGTTTCTGCAATCGCAGAGAAGAAAGATGTACCGATTGTCTTAGAAAATATCTCCTTCACTGATGACTATGAAGGTAACTATGAGACAAGAAGAGCTCTGATTTACACCTTGACATTTAGTGCTAAATCTTATCTGTTTGGTCCTATTGCAGATAGCAGCGACGGTCTTATTCGTAAGGTTCAAGTTGATCAGTACACTGGAACAGACACAACAACTGCTAAGCGTGAGATGCGTTATGCAGTTGAACCAGATCCTGTTTCGGCAGATCCCGATGATGACTTTGGATTCAGCGAGTCCGTAAGTTTCTTTACTGACTCTAAAAAATATTCGCCTGGCACTCAGGATGATCGTTAACTATGAAAGACTTTGATTCTATTGATAAGGCTCTAGATATCGAATCCTCGATTATAGAGTCTGAACCTGCACCAATCAGCAAGAAAAAAGAAGAAAGAAACAAATCAGAAATTCAAAAAGACTATGAGTATACTCGTGGTCAACTGTATTCTTTGATCGAGAAAGGTCAGGAAACTTTGAATGGCATTATGGAACTAGCAGATGAAACGCAATCACCTAGAGCGTATGAAGTTGCTGGTCAGTTAATCAAGAATGTTGCGGATTCAACGGATAAGTTAATCGATCTGCAGAAGAAACTAAGAGACTTAGAAGAAGATCCTAAGTCCAAAAACCCAACAACCGTTAATAACACTATGTTTGTTGGATCTACTGCTGACTTGGCAAAGTTCCTGAAAAAATCAAAAGACGATCTTGACAGTGCTTGATGCTAAATACTCGGCCAAGGAATATAAGTCATGCAAAAAGTAATTAATGTTCTAGCACTTCTTTCTTTTATTGGAACTGCTGGAATTATCGGTGGAGGTACATTTGTATACCTCAGACGTGCAGAGATTATAGATAATGTAAAAGCAGGAGTAACCAAGGCTGCTACAGAAGCAATCACTGAAGCACTTCCTGGTATGCTTGATAGTGCTATGCCTGCACTACCTACTACCACAGGTCCAGCGGTAGAAATTCCCAAATTGTAATTTATGGAAATTCCTGACATTGGTGTTAGGAATATCGGCATACCAAATGTAGGAGTAAATCCTATATTCCAACCTGGTATTCCTAGAAACTTCGTTATTCATCCTCCAATTACCGACTTCCTCTGGAAACCGATAGTCGCGTATCCTGGTTGCGTTGAAGAGGCGGCTGCTATTGAGGATGATCAAAAACTCATCAGATGTGATGGTGAAGTTCCTAGCTACAATGCTATGGACTATACACCTGAAAATATGGTGATTACTAAAGAGACTCCTCCACCAAAAACAAAAACTCCAGATGCTCCAGAGGTTCCAGAGGCACCAGATGTGCCTTCAAATGTGGTTCCTCCAGTAAAAAAAGATGAGGAAGTTGAATGTCCTCCACCCAATGCACCACGCATCGGTGATGTAGCACAGAACCAGAAAGAGAGAGTCTCTGGTTTTGAACTACAAGGTGAAATCTGTGTGGTTCTCTATGAGGATATTCCTTGGACGGCACAATACTTACCAGCACCACAAGTTGCTGCGACCACTGGTGGCATTGCTATTGTTGCTACAAGTTCTGCTCTATTAGCAAAACCTCTTGCTGATTTGCTGTTGAAAGTTATCAAACCAGCAATCAAAAAGGTTATAGGTAAAGTGCAAAAACTTATTGGGAAGAAGCAGAAGGTCGAATCCCTAAAGGAGCGCCGAGATCAGCAGCGGATCCGCTCACACGCCCTGCGGAAGCTGAAGGGGAAGGAATAGAGTGAGTGTGTGGATGTGTATGTCCTGGAGGATTGTTAACCATCACATCAGCACATACCGCATAGTAAGGACTCTTAGGATGGAAATAGATTCCTTGCTTTTTCATTTCTCCACAATTTTTGAGTCTTGCAAGTTCAAAATCTAGACGCTTATTGGCAAGCAGTTGAGCACGATAAGCGTTGTGAGTTTTTGCTGCTTCTTTGCACAATTGCTGCGCTTTTCCATCTAAAGGAAAAGATAAAGTAGCAGAGAAACCTATGCTTCTATTGTGATTATCTTTCTGTCCAGTTCTAGTAGGAACTTCATAGAGAACGCCACCTGGATTATCTAATATTCCATCCTCGTTTAAGTCTGACATGTCGTAGACAGGATCGTTATAGGTTGGTTCATATGGCCATTGATAACTCTTCGATTGAGTCACATATGGCGTGAAGTTTAGAGTGGGTCCTTGGCAGCTGATACCATCACCATATGTGTTGGTGATATAAGGACCTTGAAGGACCTGAATAGCCTGGTTGGTGACTGAACCTGTGCTATTTGCAATTGGACTTGCAGTTGCACTCACACCCCCGACAGTCTCTGCACGAGCAGGAAGAACACTTACAAGACATAAGATTAATCCGTAAACACTGAAGTTGTATCGGTTACGCTTGTGATTTCTGTAACCCTTTGAATTACTGTTTGATTCGTCATCCCAGGCCCTTGATACGTTTCCGTGAATTGGAAAGGTGCTCCTGAGTTGATGATCGTGTAGTTTGGTCTGCTGTTGAGATTTAGGGAACTGTTGGTTGAACTTACCGATCCCGAAACCCCACCCATGGGACTTACTGTTACTGTATTTGTATTTGTCGAAGGACTCAATGACGCGGAACCAGTTCCGACGTTTGTCCCTGTCACTGTGTATTGCCATCCTGTTGAATAATCAATTGAGTTTATTGTTTCTGTTACTCTACTCGTCGTCTCCGTGTGACTCGTCATCGAGCCCTGAGTGAAGTTTGGGACAACTGGGACTGCTTGAGCAGTGGCACCTGTAAACAGGATTGCCACCGCAGATATCGCAATACTCCAGATTGTCCCTCCAGAACGGATCATCGCGAGGATCCTCAATCAACGGTCAGTTCTGTAACGAATTGTCCAGTTGCCTGGGTTCCTGCGCCGCCAGCAGTCAAAGTCATAGCACCAGCAGAAGTGATTGTACCTGCCAGAGTTCCAGCAGTGCCAGCTGCGTTACTGGTCATCGAACCGAAGTTCGCTACATCACCTACAGAAACTGCACTAGTAGGAAGTGCGTCAGCTTCTGTATAGGATGCTGAGTAGGAGAAAGCATTGCCAGAGGTAACCTGAGTAGCAGCAATGTTACCAGGTGACAAAATACCACTGGTGATTGTTCCAGTGGAAATTGTATTGGCAGTCGTACCATCGGTAGTTGCCACTCCAGATCCAGAAATTTGGTATGAAGAACCAATTCTGGTTGCTTGTGTGGCGGCAGAGTTAACTGTCAACT